CTATATATATAAAACATATACATTTCGAGTAGTTTTAGATATTAACCAGCCCCCTAACTTTACAAAGGTTTCGCCATGTTTGATATATTATTTTGAATAAGTTTGTGACGTAAGACTGGGTGTTAGATATATATATAACCCGGGGGAATCTTACAATTCTATTGTACACATTTTTTACAAGTTTGTCAAGTCATTTGCGAAATAAAGTAAAAAAACTTACAAAGGCTTGACAAATTTGTAAAATAACTCTATAATACCTACATGACCACTAATTATTTAGCTGAAACAAAAGACAGGAACCTAACTGAAAAGCAGGAAGCGTTCTTGGGTCACCTCGTGGATACAGGAGGAGACTTTAAAAAGTCAGCCGAACTTGCAGGATACTCCGGCAATCACTATCAAGTACTAAAAAGTTTAAAAGAAGAAGTAGTAGATTTAGCCCAAAACGTACTTGCAAGGGAAGCCCCTACAGCAGCGTTCAAGATTATAGAGGTTTTGAAGTCAGATAAGCCTGTACCTCAAGCCAACTATAAGCTACAAGCTGCACAGACCATATTAGATCGAGTGGGGGTTAGTAAGACAGATAGGATAGATGTTAATCATAATACCGGTGGTGGTATATTTATTCTCCCTGAGAAAAAAGCAATTGATATTACAGAGGGAGATTACGAGGATATAAGTGAAGATATTTCTGACTGAGATCGAAGCCTACGGTACAACCTTTGCAGGTCCTAACATTGTAGCTTCATCCTATGAGAAAGCAGAGATAGCTGCAGCCCAGAACCATTTGGTGGTTGTAGGAGAGTTAGACAGCATCTATGTGGATGATGAGTTAGAAAAAGAACACCTTAATACTATACCTAAAGAAGAAGATAGGACTATACACTGATGTTATTAGAAAGATTACAACTTCGCAAAGGTGGTAAGGCTAAATCAAAAGTCAACGAAGCAGGTAACTATACCAAGCCCGGATTACGTAAACGAATATTTCAACGTATCAAAGCTGCTGCTTCACACGGTACTGCAGCCGGTAAATGGTCTGCACGTAAAGCACAAGCACTAGCCAAAGATTATAAGAAAGCTGGTGGAGGATACAAGTAATGTCACTGTTAAAGAAAGCTCAAAAGTCATTAGTCGAATGGGGTAAACAGAAGTGGGGTACTAAGTCTGGACAACCCTCTAGTAAGACAGGTGAAAGATACTTACCCGAAAAAGCCAGAGAAGCTTTAAGTGATTCAGAATATGCAGCTACGAGTGCCAAGAAAAGAAAAGATAAAGCTGCCGGTAAGCAACACTCACCTCAACCAAAGAAGATTGCAGAGAAAACAGCACGATACAGAAGTAATAAAGGCGGTTTGACTGATGCAGAAATTATTAATATGGTTGAAGATAAATCTTGGTTTAAAAGAGCTACACAACCCGGTGGTGATAAATACAAAGGCAAACATACATTACTAACAGCATCTTCTGGAGATGGAACAAAAGAATATTTATACCCTACTATTAGAGAAGTAGATGGTAAGCTTGTAGATTTAGGAGATAAAGCTTTTGATGTAGCGATGCAAAAAAAAGATTACATTATATTTGAAGGTAAAGACAAAGAAAAAAGAGCCACAGAAGTATCTAAAAAAATTAGTGATTTAATTATACCTATGAGACAAATGAACAAACAAATGACAGAAGGTAGACTTCCATTTAAAAAAGGTGGTAAAGCCGATAGCAGATTAAAACGAGCAGGAGTAAGTGGTTATAATCAACCCAAGCGTACTCCCAATCATCCTACGAAGTCACACATTGTTGTGGCTAAAGTCGGTGATAAGATTAAGACGATTAGATTTGGTGAGCAAGGAGCTAAGACTGCAGGTAAACCTAAAGCAGGTGAGTCAGCACGTATGAAAGCTAAACGTAAATCTTTTAAAGCTAGACACGCTAAGAACATCGCTAAAGGTAAACTCTCAGCAGCCTATTGGGCTGACAAGGTAAAGTGGTAAAGTAATATGGGAAAACAAATAGGTAGTGACGAAAAGCCAGTTTCATTTAGAAACCACGTCTATAAAAAATCAGACAGTAAAGGAGCCAATCCTAGACCCGGATTCTATACACAAGACTATAGAGATAACTGGGATAGAATATTTGGCAAAAAGAAAAAGGAACAATAATGTACGGAATTAATAAATGGTTAGAGAAAGTAAAGAAAGCTTATGGTAAGTTATTTAAAAAAGCTTTAACCCCCAAGAAACAAACAACAAAGAGGAAAACCAATGTTAAAAGAACTACTAGAAAAAAAAGTAAATAGTATCATTGAAACCAATGAGCTGACAGACATACAAGTCTGGGGTGTATGGTGTGGTATAGGTTTTATATCAGCATTTATTATTATGTGGGTAGTCTAAAAGACTAGATAATTTAAGATGTTATTACCTGACGGATACATGAAAAGAAAAACTTCAACCATTCCGTTTGGTTATGAATTAGATGATACTACAGGATATTTAAAACCCATTGAAGATCAGCTCGAAGCTTTACAAGTTGTAGAAAATATGATAGTGAACGAAGAGATATCACTACAAGCTGGAGTTGATTGGTTAGAATACAAAACAGACAGAAAAATTTCTACTCCCGGTTTAAAGAAACACATCGATAAAAAATATGGTAAACGACACGAAAGACTGGGAGAGGAATCCTCATCACTACTTACAGGATGATGATGGTAACTTCATCTTAAAGAAAGATGGAACTCCTAAAAAGAAAGCAGGTAGACCCAAGACCTCAACAGAAAAAGCTATCAAAGCTGCGAGGGCAACTGTGGGTCGTAAGCAGCGTAATATTAAAAAGCTTGAACAAAAGCTCAATAACGCTAGACAATCTTTTAAAAAACAAAAAAAAACAATACAAAAACTTGACAAGACTGTAGAAGGTCCTGTCACAACAGACGAACTTGATACGCTTCCTAAAGCTATACAAGAAAACCTAGACAACCATAAAGTTTTATTTCACGCTAACGAAGGTCCACAAACAGACTTTCTAGCTGCCGGTGAAAAAGATGTGTTGTATGGTGGTGCTGCTGGGGGTGGTAAATCCTTTGCCATGATCGTAGACCCACTAAGATACTGTCACAAGAAAGCACATAGAGCTTTGATACTTAGAAGGTCTATGCCAGAACTCAGAGAGATGATTGATAAATCTCGTGAGTTATACCCTCAAGCATTTCCCGGTGCTAAGTTTAGAGAAGTAGAAAAACTTTGGAACTTTCCCAGTGGTGCGAAGGTAGAGTTTGGATTCCTTGAACGAGATGCAGACGTGTACCGTTATCAAGGACAAGCTTACTCTTGGATAGGGTTTGATGAGATTACTCATTTACCTACTGAGTTTAGTTGGAACTATTTAGCTTCCCGACTTCGTACTACTGACCCAGAAATACAAACATACCTACGTTGTACTGCTAACCCCGGTGGGGTTGGTTCGCATTGGGTTAAGAAAAGATACATAGAACCTTCAGAATCTAATACCAGCTTTCAAGGAGCAGATGGTCTTACACGTAAGTTTATTCCGGCTAAGTTAGCTGATAACCCCTACCTTGCAGAGGATGGTGTTTATGAGCAAATGCTTAAATCTTTACCACCAATTCAACGCAGACAATTGCTTGAAGGTAACTGGGATGTAGCAGAAGGTGCAGCTTTTGTAGAGTTTGACCCACTGCAACATGTAATTACTCCATTTGAACTGCCTTTACATTGGGAAAGAGTTAAAGCAGTTGACTATGGATATGCTGCAGAATCCTGTTGTTTATGGGGAATAATGGACCAAAATGACGGAACTTTAATAATATATAGAGAATTATACAAAAAAGGCTTGACAGGAGAAGAATTAGGTAGTATAATAACAAGTATGGAGCTAGAAGACCCTTACTCGGTCTCTGGTGTCTTGGATACAGCAGCGTGGGCTAGAACAGGTACTACAGGACCTACTGTTGGAGAAGCACTTGTACGAGCAGGACATAAGCTTAGACCGGCAGATAAGAATAGAGTACAGGGTAAAATCCAAATACATGAGTTCCTAAAGGTTCAAGAGAATGGTAGACCTAAGTTACAGATATTTAATACATGTCCTAACTTAATACGAGAGATACAGTCTATACCATTATCAAAGAACAATCCGGAAGATGTAGATACACATGCTTCCGATCACGCATATGATGCATTGCGTTATATGATAATGAGTAGACCACGAATGGTAAGTACATTTGATAGGTTGAGAGGATTAAAAAGAGATATCCATCAACCGGCTGATTCGACATTTGGATATTAAAAGTTTATGGCAGACAACGATAATACATTTTTAAACGCTGATAACATCTATATGGATGTGGAAGGTGAAGCTGGTAAAACTCTTGCCCTTGAAATGGAACAGCGTAGTAATCTTGTAGGTATTGTTAAATCCAGATTCAGTGTAGCTGAAGACTCAAGACGTTCTGACGAACATCGTTGGTTAAAAGCTTACGAAAACTATAGAGGACTTTACAACAAGTCTGTTAAGTTTAGAGACTCTGAGAAGTCTCGTATCTTTGTTAAGATTACTAAAACAAAAGTACTAGCTGCTTTTGGTCAGTTAGTAGATGTTATCTTTGGTACAGGTAAGTTTCCAATTGGTATTGCAGAAACTAAAATACCGGAAGGTGAATTAGCTAATGCACACCTTGATACTCAAACAGGTGCACCCGGTATTGAAAGTACTATGGGTGGTGGTGAGTTACCAGACGATATTGGTAATCGTGTAGAAAACCCATACGATGTAGGATATGAGGGTGATGGTAAAGTTCTTAAACCCGGAGCTACATTCCAAAAAGGAATCTTTGAAGAAACTCTTGAAGATAAAGTAGAAGATCAATTGGTTGAAGGCTTTAGTCCTATACCTACAGTCTTAGAAATTTCTCCAGCACAAAAAGCTGCAAGGAGAATGGAAAAACTTATCCACGATCAAATAGATGAATCAAAGGGTTCATCAGAAATTAGAAATGCTCTTTTAGAATCTTCTTTACTTGGTACAGGGATTGTAAAAGGACCTTTCAAT